GACCTTTGCAAACGGTTTATCAAATACTGGGAAGAAAACTGTCCAGATGTAATCTCTGGTTGGAACATTAAGTTCTTTGATATTCCATATCTTGTAAACCGATTCACAAAGATTCTTGGTGAAGATGAGACTAAGAAGTTGTCACCATGGAACTATATCAGTAGTCGCAAGGCTATTGTTATGAACCGTGAATTGACAGCATATGAATTCACAGGTGTTGCAACACTTGATTACATTGAACTGTATCGTTGGTATGCGCCTGCTGGTAAATCACAAGAATCATATCGCCTTGACCACATCGCATCGGTTGAACTAGGTGAAAACAAATTGTCGTATGATGAATTTGATAACTTGCACAGCCTGTATCGCCTTGACCATCAAAAGTTTATTGAGTACAACATCAAAGACGTTGACTTGGTATTTAAACTTGAAGATAAGTTGAAGTTGATTGAACTAGGTCTTACTCTTGCATATGATACGAAATGTAACTTTGAAGATATCTTTGCACAAACTCGTATGTGGGATGCTCTGATTTACAACTACCTGTTGGAAAAGAACATCGTTGTCCCACCTAAAGAAGATAAGACAAAGAACGCCGCCTTTGAAGGTGCATATGTGAAAGAACCACAAACTGGTCTACACAATTGGGTTGCATCATTTGACTTGAACTCATTGTATCCGCATTTGATGATGCAATACAATATTTCACCAGAGACATTGGTTGAAGTTGCTGACTATACACCTGAAATGCGTGAAGTGATTTCTCGTGGTGTTTCCGTTGACAGACTTCTTGTTAAAGATGTTGATTTGAGTAAACTTAAAGATGTGACTATCACACCAAATGGTCAATTCTTCCGTACTGACAAACAAGGTTTCTTACCAAAGATGTTGGAAGAAATGTATGTTGACCGTTCTAAGTTTAAGAAGATGATGATTCAGGCGAAGAAAGACTATGAAGCCGAAAAAGATAAATCTAAACTCTATGAGATTGAGAAACGAATTGCTAGATACAACAACCTACAACTTGCAAAGAAAGTTTCTCTTAACTCTGCTTACGGTGCTCTTGGTAGCCAGTATTTCCGCTTTTATGATTTACGAATGGCTCTTGGGGTCACTACTGCTGGTCAGTTGTCTATTAGGTGGATTGAAAGTAAACTCAATGAATACCTAAATTCATTGTTGAAAACAAATACAGATTATGTTATCGCCTCAGACACAGATTCAATTTATCTTAATCTTGGTCCACTTGTTGATAAAGTTTATGGAACTGGACAGAAAAACTCTGTCTCTCCAAACATCGACAAACAGAAAGTTATTGACTTCATGGACCGTGTATGTGAGGATAAAATACAACCGTTCATTGATAAGAGTTACCAGGAACTTGCTACGTATGTTCATGCGTATGACCAAAAAATGCAAATGAAGCGTGAAGCGCTTTCGAACAAAGGCATTTGGACTGCAAAGAAACGGTATATTCTGAATGTGTATAACAACGAAGGCGTTGCATACAATGAACCTCAAATCAAAGTGATGGGTCTTGAAATGGTCAAGTCATCTACTCCTGCGCCTGTGCGTGAGAAGATGCGACAATCAATTAACATTATGATGAATGGTACTGAATCTGACATTCACGATTTCATTGAACAATTCAAACAAGAATTTAAGAGTCTTCCGCCAGAAGAAATTTCTTTTCCTCGTGGATTGAATGGTCTAAAAGATTATTCTGATTCTGCCACGTTGTATAAGAAAGGCACACCTATTCATGTTAAGGGTGCTATCATTTACAATTTCAATTTGAAGTTGTTGGGCCTTGAAAAGAAATATCCTAGAATTCAAGAGGGTGAAAAGATTAAGTTTGCTTATCTAAAACAACCTAATGCATTTAAAGATACGGTCATTTCTTTTCCCAATAGACTGCCTGCTGAATTTGGTTTGCATGAATATATTGATTATGATATGCAATTCAGTAAATCATTCCTTGAACCAATCAAAGTAATTTTAGATTGTATCGAATGGTCAACAGAGAAAAGTAATTCATTGGAGAGTTTCTTTGGATAATATTCGTATCATTAAAACTGGTATCAATGTTTCAAAGATAATGAGACAACTAGAAAAATATCCAGAAGATTGGGGTTCACAAAAGAAATTAAGTGGAACAGACCAAGTAGACCCAACAAAGTATATTGTTACTGCTGATGTGTTACAGTTGGTCATCGGTGCAGTTACTCGAGCAGATGAGTTTGTTGGTGATACAGAGATTTGTATCCCAACACCTGCTTATAATAAGCACACCGAGATTGTTGGATTTCTAAAACGAAACTTCAAAAAGTTTTCACGGTGTGCTTTTCTGTCATTGCCTGTTGGTGAAATTGTTGGTACACACATAGATTTTGGAAGTTATTATTTGACAAGGGATAGGTACCACCTCTCTATCCAAGGTCGTTATGAATATACAGTAGGTGGTGAATCAGTTATTGTTGAACCTGGAACTTTGCTGTGGTTCAACAATAAACTTCCACATGGAACTAAAAATATTGGAGATGAGGTGAGGATTACGTTTGTGTTTGATGTTCCACATTCGAAACATAATCCTTAAAAAAATATGTTACAAACATTGTTACCATTTTTAACTGCAATCGGTTTATCTGGAATAGCTGCATACTATTCTGTGATTGGTCTTGCACAGATATTTCCAGGTTCTTTTTGGCCAATCATATTGATGGGTTCTGTCCTCGAAATATCAAAATTGGTAACAGTATCTTGGCTATATAACAATTGGAATGATACTGTGCGAATAATGCGTTACTATTTTTTAAGTGCCATTATTTTGTTGATGTTAATAACTTCAATGGGTATATTTGGTTACTTGTCAAAGGCACACCTTGAATCTAACGTAACACTTGGTGCAAACACAGTTCAAATAAAGACATTAGAGACACAAGAAAAGATTGCTCGTGAAAGATTGGAGTATTTACTGAAACGTGCTGGTGACCCAGCAACTGCATCACGTAAGATTGATATTCAAATTCAGGAAACACAGGCAGAATTAAAACGCATTTCAAATGATAAACTGCCTTTACTTGCCGAAGAAAACAAACTGGCGGCAGAAATTGGTCCTATCAAATACATCGCCGAGTTGTTCTATGATAAAGAAGACCCTTCATTCATAGATAAAGCTGTAAGGGCTGTAATCATAGTAATCATTTTTGTGTTTGACCCTCTTGCCGTTTTGTTACTCATAGCAGCCAATCAAACATATAGAAACAGATATAAACAGGAAGACTTACCTGTTACGAAGAAGAAGGCAAAGAAATCTAAACCACTTGACAACTTAGGTGGAAATAGTTTAGAATCCTTTTTCGTAGATGAGAATAATGAAATTATACCCAAGTCGAAGATTACGAAAATAAATGGAGAATTTAAATGAGTTTGCTTGAAAAACTAAAAAAGAACTCGACAATCAAAGATAGTGCAATTCTATCTAAGTCGAAGTTCTTTACGGATAAAGATATGATTCCGACAGCTGTGCCAATGATTAACGTGGCACTATCTGGTCGTTTAGATGGCGGTATTACGCCAGGTCTTACAATGTGGGCAGGCCCATCAAAACACTTTAAGACAGCGTTCAGTTTATTGATGGCAAAATCTTACATGGACAAATATCCAGAAGCGATTCTATTGTTCTATGATTCTGAATTTGGCACACCAGTCAAATACTTTGAAACATTTGGTATTGATATGGATAGGGTGTTGCACACACCATTGACCAACATCGAACAGTTGAAGTTTGATATCATGCAACAATTTGAAAACATTGAGCGTGGTGATAAACTGATGGTCATTCTTGATTCAATTGGTAACCTTGCATCAAAGAAAGAAGTTGAAGATGCACTTGAGGGTAAATCTGTTGCAGATATGTCTCGTGCGAAACAAGTTAAGAGTTTGTTCCGTATGATTACACCACACTTGACTATCAAAGATATTCCAATGGTTGTTGTGAACCACACATACAAAGAGATTGGTATGTTCCCGAAAGATATCGTTGGTGGTGGTACAGGTTCTTACTACTCTGCTGATAACATTTACATCCTTGGTCGCCAACAGGATAAAGATGGTACTGAAATCGTTGGCTATCATTTTATTATCAACGTTGAAAAGTCCCGTTATGTCAAAGAAAAATCTAAAATACCTATTTCTGTATCTTTTGATGGTGGTATTAGTAAGTATAGTGGTGTACTTGACCTTGCACTTGAATCCGGACATGTGGTCAAACCAAGCAATGGTTGGTATGCAAAGGTAGACCAATCTACAGGTGAAATTGGTGACAAGAAACGTCTTGCTGATACAACAACATCTGATTTTATGGAATCAATTTTGAATGACAATAAATTTAAAGAATTTGTAAAACAAAAATATGAGATTGCTTATGGCGACATTATGGGAAAAACTCCTATGGTGGAAGAAACCGAAGATGCTTGAAGAAGATGTAGATTACAGGTTCTTTGACCTAGACTATCACTTTGCTGATGGTGAAGACCGTAAAGTAACTGCAATCGAAATTTTAAAAGGCGAATTTAAAGGTGTAGCATACCACTACACCAATGTCCGAGTTGTAGAGGAAGGCATGGTTGCTCGCCTACAATTCGGATATGTTATTGGAGAACCTGGCGAATATACGCCAGAGGCCTTGAAAAATAATGAAGATTTTGTTACATTTATGGGTGTGTTGTTAGAACAAATTTTGGAAAAGAAAACGAATGAACCGATTAGAACAGACCATAATCAAGAACCTGATTTACAATGAGGATTATACACGTAAGGTATTACCATTCATTCGACCA